ATCAGGGCGTTGTAGCTCTGAATGTACTCGATATCGCCCACGGAAACATGGACCTTCGAATACTGGTCGACCGACACGAAGGCCGAGCCCGTCAGGATGTCCTGCAGAGCCAGAGCGGCGTTGAGACCGTTCTTTTTGTCGACGAAGCGCGGGGGACGCTTGATGCTGATCTTGAGACCGTTCTCATCGGTCACCTGATCCTTGAACTGCCCGTCAACCAGCTTCCCCATAACGAGCTGGTTCTTGAGCAGCAGGAGCATGACATTCGCATACTCCTGGGCATTGAGGAATTGGTTGGACACAGGCCCTTACCTTATTTTGCGTTTGCCAGCTTTTCGAACGCTGCAAAGTCGTTCGTATCCGGCGAAACTTGCTGACGAGACCCAGACCCGCGCGCCTCACGGCGGGGGACGTCGGGAGCTTGGGACACCACGCGGGCCGTGTCCACGACACGACCGGACGCGCCCGGTGCCGACGAGAGAACAGCGTCACGCTGGCCAAACCAGCGGGCCTGCTGCGCAGGCGTCATCGCGAACACCTTGGATGCCTCGGCCGGGGTTGTCGCCAGATGGTAGGCGATGTCCGGGCCGTTGTCGGAATCGACAAGCAGCGATGCCAAGATGGGCGACAGTGCCCATTCACCACGCTTTGCGCTCTCGGTCACGACTTCGTCAAAGTCGTCGTAGCGAGTGAGACCCGAGGTCTCGAAGCTTTTATACTTTGCAGCAGCTTCCTGCTGGGCAGCGTTCGCACGCTGATTGGTCTGGTCAGTCTGGCGGCGCTGATCCTCCTCACGGAGGGTCTTCAACGTCTCGAAACGAGCCGTGTCAGCGATGAACTTCGTGTCCAGCTCGCCGTACTGATAGTCAGCAGCGTCGGGCGGCAAGGCCGGATCACGCACGCGCCTCCAGGGCGGTCGTGCGGGCGCGCTCGGCGTCACGCTCGCGCTCGGCGACGCGCTGGCGCCCGATGGCCTCGTTGATGCGCTTCTGCGGGTCATTGCGGCGCGGCCGGCGATCCTGCTCGCCCTCGGGCTTGTCCTTGTCCTTGTCGTCGCCGTCGTCGCCCTCGTCAGCGGCGTCGTCCTGCTTGGCGGCCTTGGCCGGCTTGTCGGGGTTGGCGAGGGCCGACAGCCGTTCGGCGGCGGTCTGCGCCGCGTCCCCGCTGCCGTGCTTGTCGTCGGCCGTCTGCGCGGCGGCGATGGCCTTGCTGGACGTGGTCGACGCTACTTCGCCGTCCTGCGTCGAGAAGCCCTTGAATGCACCAATCTGCTCATCGAGCGTCGGCACTTTTGCGATGGCGTCACTGCTCATTTACTTGCTCCTGTCAGTCCCCGGAAAATACCCGAACCGCTTCCAGATTTGCCCGGACGTTGCGATCCTTGATTTGCGAAGCGGTGTTGGCCGCTGCGATGGCGTTCTTTTGTGGCATGGTGCCCGCCTGAACCATGAAGTTGCGGGCGCGGGCGAGGTTGAGGGTCGCCTGCGAACGCTTCTGTTCCAAATCGACGCCCGCCGCCATCATGGCGAGCTGCTGCTGGGCCTGCGCGCCCTGCGACTGCGCCATATCGCGCTGCTGCATCTCGGGCGTCATTTCGTCGGGCTCGAATATGACACCGGCCATATTGTTGCGCAGGCGCTTGGCCAGCTTCTGCGCCCCGGCGACGTCCTGCGCCTCCAAGATGAGGTCGCCGGCCACCTGCCCGAGCTGCGGCACCGAGTTGACGATGCTGAGCATGAACTCGGCCTGCTCCTGGCGCTTCGTGTCATAGCTCGGCCCGGTCGTGGCGGTCACGCTGTACTTGCCGAGCGTGATATCCACCGACGCCGGGTTGTCCATATCGTTGATGAGCTGGGCCTTTTCCTTGCCGTCCTCGCCGAGCACCTTGATCGTGCGAATGCTGTCGTAGACGACCGGAATCAGGTCATTGCAGACGCGTCCCGCCTCCTCAATCGCGTTGGTCAGGTTGTCGTGATAGATCACCGATCCGACGTCGGACACGGCCTGACGCTGCTGGATCGCCTTGCCTGACACCTCGTTGGAGGGCATCCCGAGGTTGGCCTCGTGAATGTTGGTGACGTCCTTGATGTCCTGAGATGTGATGGACGCCTGCATGAGCAGGGCGTCCTCCACCTGCGCCGGAGGCACGCGTTCGGGCTTGGCGCCGCTCTCGGCGTTCCAAATCAGCAGCGGGTCATCGGTCAGGTGCGAGTTGCGCCACTGCTGCTCGCGGCCCTGCACGGCGGTATCGGCCGCCATCCAGACGGAGCGCGGGGTCTGCATGAGCTTTTCGGCCACGGCCGAGCGCCAGTAGTTGTGCAGGCGCTGCGGGTCCTTGGCGTGGCGCACGATGCCCCAGCGGTGCCAGCGGTCGCCCGTCTTGACCTCCCAACCCGGCACGCGGAACACCGGCACGCGGTCGATCGGGTAGTTGTAGGGGCCGTCCAGCACGTCGGTGCCCGAGCAGATGTAGAGCTGCGCATACTTCACATTGACGTCGCGGATCAGCGGCTCGCCTTCGGCGGTCAGCGCGATCGACGCGAGCATGCCGGCGCCCATCTCGTCTTCCGGGTCGATATCGGTGATGTCCACGGTGGCGCCGCTGACCATCATGGCGTAGGTCCGCTTGGCCTTGCGCATCCGCCAGTAATTGACCACGCGGACGTCGTCGACGCCCATCCAGCCTTGGGCGCGCAGGTCCGCCCGAGCGGCGAGGTCCACGGAGACGTCGGCCGGCTGAGCCCACGGCCACTCCGCATAAAAATCGTACTTGGTCATCGTCTCAAGGACGAAGACGCGCTCCGCATCGCGGCCGGTCGGATCGGTGATCTGCCGGTCCCAAACGACGGCGAAGTGATCCAAAATCGGCTTGAGCTTGATGTCCCGCGCCCAGATATCGTTGGTCGCGTCGTCCAGGCAGACCTGAAAATTGCCGATGCCGCACATGACGGCACCCGCCAGCGCGTTGTCATAGGCCCGCTTGGCGCGCGAGAGCTTCTGGATCGACCGGACCAGCCCTTCGCGGATTTCCGCGATGTCCTTGTCGCCGCCGGTGTCCGGCACGATGCGGATTTCGGTCTCATTGAGCCGGCGGGCGCCCAGCACCTGCGCCACGAAGGCCGGCAGGCGGTTGATGGTCAGCGTCGGCTTGCGACCGCTATCGCGGCGAGCCCGGACGTACTCCTCCCACTGGTCGCCGATGACGAATTTCAGGTCCTCGGACCCCGCCTCTCGGTTGAGGCGATCGGCCTCCTGATCCTCGTTGAACAGCGTCCGCATCTCCTGCAGGAACTGCTGTTCGCTGATGTAACCCTTGGGCAGCTTGATTTTCGGCTTGCGCGCGCTGGCCGATGGCGTCTCGCGGTTCGGCCCGTCATAGGGCGTGCGCGGCGCGTCGTTTAGCTTGCCGAGGTCCATTGTCAGCCCATCCAGCCGTTACCGCCCATCGGCGCGTCAATCGGCGGACGATACTGGTCGCGAGGGTGATTGTCGATATCCCCCGCATGGACGACATTGGTCGGTTCGTGCCAGTTGGGGAAGAATTCGTTGCTGGCGAAGGTCAAAACCACTGCGTCACTGAGGTCTGTCGACCTGACGCCGCGCAGCTTCATGTCCTTTTTGGTCTCCAACCCGAAGTCGTTATTGGGCAGGTGACGCTGCTTTGGAGCGGTCGCGTCGGCCTGCAGCTCGGGCATGTCAGGCAGTGCTGGACCGTCCTCGCTGTCTAGCCAGTCGTGGAACCGCATGTACATTTCGGCCCGGCGGTTCTGCGGGCCAGGGACCATCGGGAGCGCATTCTTCGTCTGCGATTTCGCGCCAAAATCGACGCCCCGCACGATGGCCGCGATCTCTGGCCCCATAGCTTTCAGGGTGGTGACGATCGCCGCGCCGATATTGCCCGAATCGATGTTTACGCGAGCGGGCCTTTCTTCGATGATGAGCTGCCTGATCCACGCAGCGCCCTCAATATGGTTGATCTTGTTCCGGTGACGGACCCACTCAACCCGCATACCACGACGCGCCGCGACGGCGAAGCGGTCACCGCCGCCCGAGGCCGGGTCTACACCGATAATCAACGGCCCGGCGCCCGGCGTCGTCCGCTTCCTGGCCCGGATCACCGGTAGCGCCGCGATATAGGGCTCGTGGTCGACCGGAGCGGTCCACGCCTCCGAGGAATCAGCGGGATATTCGCGCTGGAACAGCAGGTTGGAGCGCAGCTCGGCGATCTTCTGCCGGCGCCACATCATCCGCCGCGCCGGCAGCTTGTAGATGTCCGCATACTCCTGCTCGGACATGAAACCCAACTCGGCGTCGTTCGAGAGCACGAAACCGGGCTCCGGCTCGCGCTGGTAGCCGCTGTCCAGCCACCACGGCAGGAACACCGCCTGATAGTCGCCCAGCCCCGCCTCGGCCTCCAGATAACGCTCGTAGAAGTCGCCTGTGGCGCCCGCGCTCGTGCTCTCCAGCAGGATTTCAGTGCCCGGCAGAAGCGGCACCGTCTGCACCGACGCGGAAAAATGCTCTTTGGCATTCGTCCACATGGCGACCTCGGAGCCGTGGTATAGCGTGATCGCCTTGGACCGGCT